TATTTTTCAGACCCGACAACAGGGTTTTTATTGTTCTGGTCTAGCATATACCGCAATTTATTACCACTATCATATAATTCCTCGATCATTGCATATTTTTTACCCTTGCACTCAATATCAGGACACTTCAATGACGATTCAGGTAGTTGGGTATATATATTGATTAGTTTGGTCAAAGTAGGCATTTTTGGTTGTGCGGCAATGGGTACCGACCTTGTATATTCGTCAATAAAATATTTTTTGTAATATCCATCAACCTCATTAATGAATGAGTCGGCTACTTTCTTGTTTTCTTCGAGGGATTTCCTTGTTTCAAATGGATTTATAGATTGAAATGACCAATCTTTGAATAACCCCCCTCTTAATTTGCGCTTATTAACTTTCGGTGTTCCTTTCTTACTCCCCTTTGATTTATGTTTCAAACCCCTGGATTTGTTCTTCTTCGAACTCCGATTTTTCCGAGTATGATGCATTTTATAATATACGCACAAAACAATCCTCGCCAAATGAATATAAATGTAGTCTTACAATTACATAAAACAACATGAATACAGAGACGAATCAATCCTCATCCCCCCCTTTAATCACCGCATTGCATACAAATATAAAACAAAAGTTGGACGGATTCTTGGCCTCAAATCGTATCCCCCACCTATTATTTCATGGTGCATCTGGAACGGGTAAGCGAACCTTGGTATATGATTTTGTAAATAAGATTTATAATGGTGAAAAACACAAATTGAAATCCAACGTCATGTTTGTTAACTGTGCACATGGAAAAGGTATAAAATTCATTCGCGACGAACTCAAATTTTTCGCAAAAACGAACATCAAAGGCACACAAGGGGTTCAATTCAAGACAATCGTTCTATTCAATGCAGACAGTTTAACCATCGATGCCCAATCGGCCATGCGTCGGTGTATCGAGTTGTTCAGTTATAATACGCGATTTTTCATTGTAGTAGAGAACAAACATAAAATGCTAAATCCGATTTTATCTCGATTTTGTGAGATATATGTTCCGGAGTATATGGACGGCAACGCTAACATTGTTAATCTGCATCAATATCATTTGAATAGAACATATGTCCAGGATTCTAAACATATCAATTGGTTTGATGAAATAATCGGTGAAAATTTAGACAAAACGACAAACGAATGGTTGGATATTATCACAAATGCATACGAAGCTGGATATTCATGTATTGATCTGATTCAATGGATAAAACTTACCCGATTGTTATCGGATAGTCGACGTTCCGATGTGATCATGTATTTCCATAAGATCAAGGCTGAATATAGAAATGAAAAACTACTCATGTTGTGCATCTTGGATTATATGCAGGCTCCTGCGACAATTTGAGGTAAACTCGTTGAATTGGGTATATTGATATGTTAATTAAATGTAAATGGACGATTTTGTGATATCAAATTTACATGAGTCTCGCAACGAATGGTGTAGTCGTCTAGTTACTATTTTTACGCCATTGGTCGTGGAAGGATTTAGATCTATATTCAACGAATCTTGGAAAATGTGTATCGATGCAGATGAGATGGGAAAATACTTGATGACCTTTCAAAATCTATTGACCCGAATTCCGAAATGGAACTCCGTTCTTCTCGAAGAGGAGCGCAAGCGAATTATCGAACGTTCCGGGTGTAATTATTTAGAAGATTTGATCACATGTGTGCATATTATACAACTCAAGGTATTAACATGTATACGCGCAGGGAATAAGCAAAAGAAGATTGATATCGCGATTCCCAAACTCGATCATTTCATCCACAAAGTCTATCTGCATACCGCGCGCAAGATTTATAGTAATGTATATTTGTTCGAGAAGAACGTGAACCCGCTTCAGATGCAAAAGAATTCGCGCGAATTGGAAATGATTATTCAGGAGTGTATTTTGACCACTATTCGCGAGAGTATTCCCACTGAAGCAATCATTCGCGCATATATGGATGAGAGCGAGGAGCAAGACGAAGAGGTGTTTATAGAGACTATGAACGAACCAACGATCGATCCTGAAGTGAAACCTACGGTCGCCGATGCGAAAAAGGAGACGCCTGAGTCGATTCCAGTGACCCCTTCTATCCGAAATATTGACGACGCGCCAGTGATTACGAAACTCACATTCAACGACATGGATACCGCAGTAGATATTAATCGCAAGGAAGAGGTGATTCAAGCGCCAAAGACATTAGAACGTCTCGAAGATATCAGTATGTCGCGGGCACTGGAACGCCGATTTGCAGACGACTACGATGACGACGATGAAGAACGCATTAAAATACACACCGATCCTATCAAGTTGAGTGATTTTGATATCTTGGATTCTGGATCAAGCGTAGGCGTTCTGGATGATTCAGACATTCAACTTGATATCGATGAACTACCGTAAGCGATAGTTGGAGCGAGCCGGAGCAACAGCGAAGCCGAAGTTGAGCGACTGGAACACGGATGTGAGCGAAGTGAACAGAAGTGTTCCGGCCCACTATAAAATTGATAGGCTTTTATTTACAACAATTCAGGGCATCTTTACTTAAGCACGTTAACATGCCTTACAAAACCGGAGGAGAAACACATCACGGGGGTGTTGGAAATGAAAAGGAGTTGGTGGAACTTCTCAATACCAACCCCGAAATGCATATAAATAAACATATTCAGGAATGCGCGGCGTCTGCGGAGAAGCCGTTGTGGGGACATTTGGGAGGGACTACCCAAAAAGCGGATTGTGATGTCGCCGTTGGAGACCGTCGTTTCCAGGTGTCTATCAAAAATCACGAAAATACAGGGACATTTGATTGGATTAATACGAGCAAGTTGGAGGAATTCAACGCCCCGCTCGGGCAATCAATCAAAGCTGCGATCGATCGATTCAAAGCCGCCAATCACGGGAACGCGGTCACGCCGGCTATGCGAAACCAGATTGCGGAGATGTTCAGTTCGGAATTTGACCGAATCACAAGTGACCAACTCAAGACCCTTCTTGGAACACTTTACGTAAAATATCCGGATTATGTTCTAGTGAACCACCATCGCAACAACAATTTGATATTATATCCCAAGGAAAATAACTTCCCTGAGTTCACCGCCTATCCTGAATGGGAGTATTACTTGAAAACCTCTCGCGCCAAGACTAGCCGGATGATTTTCCGCAGAAAGGACGGAGTTGAAATCAATACCGATTTGCGCCTGCGATTGGTTCTCAACAACGGCGTGGGGGCATTGGTTGGACAAAGCGAAAAAAACAAGTGTTCAATTCCTTGTTTGAAAATTCAACAGGATAAGGTGGGGACATTACTCGCAAAATTGGTAAATACTGTGATAGACACGGTTCCTACAGTCCATGTTCTTCGGTCAACTCGGATTCCGACCCCGGGTCTAGATTTACTTGCGGAGGTGTGTAGTCGGATGCAAACCTTGCCTTAACAATATCAATTACATCCGAATTTATATCATTTAATAAACAAACACGTCCCGTATTCACACAAGCGCTGGCTGTTGTTCCCGAACCACACATCGGGTCTAATACAATATCACCTGCGTCTGTGCTAATTTCAATAAGTCGTTCAAGCAGTTTGACTGGTTTGGCGGTCGGATATTTTCGGCCTTCTGACCCCTGACTTATTGAGTGTATATCGTCCCATAGATCGGTGCATGGTTTGCCCGGATTCTCGGAAAGGTATATTTTTTTATACAAATTTCCACCTGCTTTCTTGGGCAGATGAAGGCGATTTTCGTCACGTAACTTGACTAATTCAGATTCCTTGATTCTCCATCCAGACGTAGGATTAAATGTGAGCCCGCCCGCGTCGAATGAATACATGTAACCGCGTTTTGTCTTCTCGGTGACCAAATGCCCGAGAGAATAATTTCCGCGTTCGTCGCTGTTTTTGAACGAGTTTTTTAAATAGGTGGCGTCCTTTTCCTGTGTGACTAACCGAAACTTGTGTTTTTCCTTTTTGTTGCATTTGAATATAATATCAATAGTCGCACCCAACTTATTTTTCACATTATTTTTGGATCGGCACTTTTTCCAGAATATCGGCGTAACCACAGAGAAATGCTTACGCAGCACCTTTTCTGGGATGAACATACCTACAGCCGAAATGTGGAAGAACAATGTTCCGTCGTCGGTCAACACCGTTTTTAGTGGTAATATAACAGATTCTAAGAACTCTTCGTAACCGGCGTCTGTCCATTTATCTGTGAACCCCACCGCCGAATCAACACTCATCGTATAATTTCGATCAGAATTAAAGGGTGGATCCAAATAGATCATGGTTACCGAACCGGGTGCGAGGGTTTTGACGTATTCATTACAATCGCCAAGATTGAATGAAACCGACTCATTTATACGGAGCAATGGAACTATAATATTTTGTGCGGAAAGCATCTTTGTATGTTGTTCTGAATTTATATTATCAACCGCGATCAATTTTGTTTGCGTTATACAAATAAACAAAAAAGGGGCGTAGATCTTATATATTTAGGGATTAATATGGAACAAGTTTTTGTTGTTGCTACAATTATCACCGTCCTTTTTTGCCTATCTAAGTTTATCGAATTCAGATATTTATCGGATGAAAAAAAGCCACTGAAAGATGTGGTTCGAGACAGTATTGTTGTAATGGTGTGTGCTATTACGGGTTCGTATTTTTATTTTCAGTTTAGTGGATACATTGCCGATTTTTTTAACATTGTTACCGAGACGCGTGTATTAAATCCAGCAACCACCCAAGTATTTACAGACGTTCCTAATTTTTAACCGAAAATCCTGCGACAATAGATAATCTGATATATCTATATGAATGATCAAAATATACCCGTTGCCGCTCACATAACTATATTAAAGCCACAAAACCCAATCCCCCAAACACTTATTTTACCGCGCGAGGTTGTTCTTACACGTAAAATGTATTATGATAAATATGATAAAGAACAAGGTGACGGATTTTATCCTCAACTTTCCCGGAGAATGAATAGCAGCTATGGGTCTGATAACAATCGTAACGACAGTGTTGATATTAAATTTAGATGGTCGGAAACTTATCCAGATGTTTGGACACAACTCGATAATTCTGTTATTTATGGGTTTGATGGTAAATACGGGAAGGAATTATTAGATTCATTACACCATTGAAGATTTAAAATGGGACAAAATCCCAAAATAAAAAGGTGTAAAATCAATAGTAGGAGTTTCACCTACGATGGTCTAACTTTTTCCTCTTCCTTTTGATTATTTGAAGAGGTGAAAGACGAAATTTGAAAACACGCAGGGCGTTCTTGCTTTTCAACCCAGCATTTTGTTAAGTTCATTATGTTGATTGCTGAATTTGCGTCTCGTGTTCTAAATACGATTTGTTTGACTTGGGGTCTCACGCATCCAGAACATACCAACAGACGGAACTGCTTGTTTCCATCGCTATGTCTGTAATAGGATAAATCGTTATTACATTCACAGCATTTTTTACTTGTATTGCATTCATTTATGGTAATTGTATCATATTTCTTATGTATTTGCTTTCTTAATCCTTTGTTCATAGTAGGCATAAAGTGTTTCATTTGTGTGCTTCTGCTCCAATTACCATAACCAATTAGGATATTGTCCCCAAAAGTTTCCTTGATTTTATTTAAGAACTTATCCATACTTTTCTTACCATAACTATATTGTCTAAACTTCATTTTCCTCCAAACATCACGCTTATAAAACTCGGTTGTTTCTTTATTCAGTTTATCTTTTTCTTGTATATACTTTTTGAACTTTTCATAATCAACCGATTTACTATTTTGAAACGATAAATGAGTTTCTTTTTCTATGATGTTGTTTCGTTTCTTTTCCACCAATAATATTCGCTGGTTTGTTTTTGCTTTGCTTTCTCGTTTCCTTTGAGGTGCTGTATATTGGAGTTTCTTACCATTACTATCCATCATATATACTAAACTGCGTTTACCAGGGTCGCATCCAACAATATTACGAGGCGCAATTTCTTTGAGTTGTTCTATGGATAAATCTTCTATATTATGAAAATCTTGTTCTAACAAAGTAGGAACTCTGCTTCCCCATTTCTTATCTTTCAAATCTTTACGAATAAACAATAAGGAACAACTAATACCATCTGTTTGGAGTTGATGATGATATTGATAATGTTTGCATTTGAATGTATTGTGTTGTAGGTTCAAAAGATTATTCCATACATCGTATTGATTTTCCTTCACATTCTTTAATAATTCACCCTTCTTTGCGTTTTCAGGACAAAATAAACTGATGACACACGCTGTATCCAGAATAATATGCTTGGGAATAATGTTATTACGAAGTGGTAAAGGTTGGAATAATTTATATTCTTCCTTTTCTAATACATCATTCATATACAACATACCTTTCAAATAATCAAATGGGTTCACTTTCACATCATAATGAAGTGACTTCTTTATGTTTGTAGGAAGAATATTCGGTAAATGAGTAATTTTCCATTCATCAAATATCACATCAGTTTCATCATTACATTCTAATAATTGTTTCTTGAACTTGAAAAGGGTTGCTTTATCTTCTGTTATTTTCGTGGTGGTTTTATTGATAAAACGAAGGAAGTGTTGAATAAAGTGTTCTTGTGTATTGTTAGATAAGGACGTATGTAGTTGTGTTGCTAAATAAGGTAATCGAAAAGTCGTATTCTTTAACTGGGTCTTTTCGTGGTTGAGTAAAGGTTGATATTCCTTATCATAAAAGGATTGTAATGTTTCTAACATGTCAGTATCCTTACTTTTTGCTCCTTGATTACTTCTCACTCCCAATGTCTTGATACAATACAGAATAAACTTCTCATTTATTTCAGGTAAAGGTTGCTTGTCGTTATAACATTTCAATACATACAAACGAATAAACTGGTAAGAATGTATCATCAAATCATTCATTTCAAAAACCAAATTAGTAATGACTGGTTGGACATCCTTATGGTTATGCAATACAGATTTGAGTGTTGTTTTGATGGTAGTGTAAGCAGATTTATCTGTGGAACGGAACTCTTTGAATGTTTCCTTCTTCTTTTTCACCATTCTATATACTTACTAAATATTTTAATTTTATATAGTTTTCTTAATATATCTATATATTCCTAAATATTTACGCCATTCTGTTTTTCTTCCATTTCTTGTTGGAGTTTTTCTTTTTTTTTTAAATACGCCGTTCTCGCCCATGTCTTTTTTTGTTCTGGTGTAGGGGTGTAATTCTGTTTATAATTATTATTTCTTTCCTTTATAACATCTTTATTCTTTTCATAATATTCCTTCTTATATGCAGGTGCTGTATATTTTTTAAGATGCTCTTTGGTTGCTTGTAGTTCCTCTTTTAGTTTAGCATTTTCTTCTGCTAATTCTTTAATTATATTTTCATTTTCCATCACGATACTATATATAATAAAAAATATTTATATCTTTTTATTATATTTTGTCCCATTTTAAATCTTCAATGGTGTAAATGAAGAATCGTATCTAAATGCTAGACGAATTTCGAATTCAGGGGGTCGAATAATCCACCCAAACAATATAATGAATTCAACATATCGAATAATGAACAAAAATATGAGTGAATCAAAGCAAACCGAAATTTTCAAACTTCTTCGGTTATCGGCGACAGATCGTTTCAGAGTAAACTCCGAAGACGCAATTCGAAGGAGGTCTCCGTCGATAGTTTTGGAAACTTCGGATAGCGCCTTACAAAATAAGACATATGTTATAATCGATAACTCCTAGATATTTTCATGATAAATACATGAAAATAACAAACTCCCTCAAATGCTTAAGAGTTACACATAACATGGGATCTGATCAATGTCCAACACCATTTGACTAATATCTTCGGACCCTTTCATGCAAAATTGGTTAAAATACGGGTCGTCTAGTTGTGATTCAGGCGTGTGTCTGTGAACTGTGCGCGCAATCATTTTATATAGCTTGAAACTTGGATAGCGTTCCTCTCCGGTTTTCTTGTATAATACATTTTTACCATTGTCGTCCATGCACCATCGATGAATAGTTTTTTGCAAATCATCCATTTCGCCGACCTTTACATCGACATCCATGATAAAATCGAAAATGGACGATCCAAGGCGACACAAATCAAAGCTATAATTTGCCTCAAGAATAGGACGCTTTTTATTTAAAAATGGTTCGATGTTATATTGGGTCGATGCATCTCCGTCGGGTGCAAAACTATCACTGCAAAACGTTTTACTTTGGTATTTATAAATACCGCGTCCAAAGTCGATAATTTTAAAAATGCGTCCGTATGTAGGAACCTTGTAAGATTTACCCGCGTATTTGTAATATAAAAATGGTTTGTCTGTCTTGGTATACATTATATTATTTGTGTGCAAATCGTTGTGTGTAAGATTAAATGCACGTTGATAAATCAATAGACTCATAATTACTTGAAACAGATAACTCGCACCATTCTCAATCGATATCTCGTCGTTCACAAATAACTCGTCCAATGTGCCGGCGCATTTTTCCATGCAAATCATCTGCACCGGAAAGTTGTTAATATATCCAAATACCTCCTCCTCTTCGGTATTTTCGTCGCTATCCTCGTCTTCATCATCGTCTTCACTATCTTCTTTTTCCTCGCTATCGTCTGTTTCTTCATCATCATCATCCTCATCATCGTCGTCATCTTCCGACGAACTATAATTAACATCACTATCTGACGACGAAGATTCAGAAGACGAAGACGGCGACGACGGATTTGAGCGTTTTGAATATATCATCTCCGCTTCCGCCGAACTCCTTTGACTAGCATCTTCGGAGCTCAATTCTAAAACCGTGCTTACATCTACGCTTTCATCTAATATGTCTATGTCTAATTCCGATAATATATCACATTCAATGTCCAAATTATCACCCTCGTTCACCGTTAACTTTTGTTTATTACGTCTAGAGCCCGCAATTTGATCCAATCCGTCGAAAACGTGCTCCGGATCTTCTATATAGAATAATTTACCAACGTTATTGTTAAAAAACGTCGAATTCCTTAAAAAGTCCAAATCGTCGGTTATACACACGCGAAACTTCTCTTGGACGCCAAGGTATGATCCATAATAATCAAGACCGTGATGAAAATTATGCGAATGTAACAATGTTGACGACAGATAAGTAAAAAACGAATCAACGTAGGCCGCGTTATGGCGACATAAAATCTTGCTAGATACGGATTCCTCGGTTGAGTCGAATTGAGGCATTGCCCGGATCTTGCTATCATCTATGTTATATTTACCAACCATGTATCGATATGGATCGAGTAGAGGTGAAAACTTAACAAAAACGTCTCGTTCTAATATTTGGCCTTTATTATGCGTCGCAACATGTTTTAAATCTTGGACATGGTATGGGTGATTCAATGCGATTGTATTATAATTCGAAGAGTTCATCTCAAAAAATTTGCGATATATGGGATTATATAATTGCAGATCTCGCATGCGATATGGGTTATAATCGTTCGGCGTTTGTTCGGATTCTACGAAGTCCGGATTTTGCCTATACTGTTCGCATAAAACCTCTAAATTTATTATGGCGGGTTTACAATAGGCGATTGACGGTTTATGCATATTTACAGAATGCTGACGTATAGGGTGTATAAATAGAATAATTGATAAATATAAACGTGAAGCGATCCATAGAGTAAGGCGAAGGAGTTAAAAGACGCCAGAGTTTATATTTCGTATTTTAAATCTCAAATGTTTAGTATACTACTTAATATGACGTTGGAACTAAAAAAATTTGATATGCGGTGGATCACATTTAAGCCAAATGAGAATAAAGGTCCGGTAATTGTGATGATTGGTCGTCGTGATACGGGTAAATCATTTCTTGTGCGAGATCTGTTATATCACCATCAAGACATACCAATCGGAACAGTTATATCCGGTACGGAAGCCGGTAACGGATTTTATGCACAGCATGTGCCTAAGCTCTTCATCCACGAAGAATATAACACGGTTCTTATCGAAAACGTGTTACGTCGACAAAAGGCCGTATTAAAACAAGTGAACAAAGATATTGAAACGCAGAAGAAATCCTCGATTGATCCGCGCGCATTTGTGATTTTAGATGATTGCTTATACGACCAAACATGGACGCGCGACAAAATGATGAGAATGTTATTTATGAACGGGCGTCACTGGAAAGTCATGCTCATTATCACGATGCAATATCCTTTAGGCATTCCGCCCAATTTACGAACAAATATCGATTATGTGTTCATTTTACGTGAACCGTATATGACTAATCGCAAACGTATTTGGGAAAACTATGCATCCATGTTTCCCACATTAGAGTCGTTTTCTTCCGTTATGGATCAAACGACCGAAAATTATGAATGTTTGGTCATTAATAATAACGCAAAATCGAATAAATTATACGACCAAATATTTTGGTATAAAGCCGAAACTCGCCCGGATTTCCGGCTTGGCTCAAAAGAGTTCTGGGAGATTTCAAAGGGGATGGACTCAGACAACGAGGGCGAAGCATATGATCCAAGCAAGGGTAAAAAACGTGCAGGGCAACAAATTAGTGTTAAGAAAACAAATACTAAATGGTAAATGGTAAACTTATTCGACTAGCGTCCGCGAAGTTCAATCGCTTACCTTCGCCTAGCGTCTCCGGTTCGCTCAAAATAATAAGCGCAATGGGTTAAATCCGTAACTAGTCTCAAGTCCTAAATGAGATAATCCATGAACACCGATTGCGATACCAAACAATAAAATCAAGAAAAGAGTATGATGCGAATCAAGTGCCCTTAATTTCGATGAATGCATAAATGCATACGCAATCGCAATCAGTAAAAATATACTATTAACAACGTGTGCATAAAACGACGGAGCTGTTAACACGAGGTTATTGTAGGACGTCGAATGATTCATTTATATGATATAGTAATATCAGATAAAGGATTGAAATGAAATTCATTCAGCTATCATTTTAATAATTATGCCGCGGTTGTAAGTGTATCTACAAATTCGGATTCAATATTCGCAGCAGAGGTCTTTGTATCGGCATTCTTAATCAACTCGGCCTCGTGTGCGAGGCGATCGGTCTCATTCGAAACCTCGCGATCTGCGAAATTGATCGTGTCTCTAACACCCACCAAGTCTCCATTCGCATTCAATGTCTGGGTCAACACATTACCGGACTGTTCGGCCTTCTTGATATTATCGGCAATTGCCTTCTCCTTCGTCTCCTTCACGCGCTTGTCGAAGTTCTCCTTTGCCTTGATCTCGTTCTTAATCTTCTCCTGGTGAAGCTTGTTCAACTCCTCCTCCATGAACTCGACGCGACCAGTCTTGTATGCATTGGGATCCCACGGTAGCCATACGCCGACGGGTGCTACAAAAATATCGTGGTTGGGGTCCTTTTCGCGCAGCTTCTTGCAATGCTGCTCGGCCTCCTCCTGGGATGGGAAGTTACCGCGGTTTTTCAACCCGCGAACCGATGTCTGGAACGCATGTTCACGCTGGAACTTCTCGGTCAATTTATCCTCATTCTTGTCCAGAAACGTCTTGTAGTCATCAGATACAGACCCCTCCTTTAGACGTTCCTGTTCCTCCTTGCAAAACTCATTGTAATCCGACATTAGCTTCTCAAGATTCAAATTATATTTATAGGAAATAAAGTTCATAAAATCGCCAAATTTGGACATCGATTTGTTAAAATCCCATTGCTGAACGAATTCGGCAAACAGGTAAAGCTCGCGCTTTTCCAATATTTTATCGGGTGATAAAAACGACATGCAGGTAAATCTCTGTCCTGCAATTCCAGCATCCTCGTCTAATACATCAACATATCTCGGATTGGGCGTTCCATCATCGCGTGTTTTACGTTCAAGGCCAGACATTTAGCGAAACTATACAAATACAAGACGTTAACGTTTAAGTATTTTTTAGCATTAAAACTATATCATTAAGGTTATCCCGTTTATTTTTATTTTCGAGAGTTATAATATAATAGACACATGTCCGGAATGTTTGACTTTAGCGAACTCGTTAAGCGCGCCATCAAATACTTGATTGAAGGCCTCATGGTGGCCATTGCGGCCTACGCCATCCCCAAGCAATCCCTCAAGGTTGAGGAGGTCATTGTGATCGCATTGACTGCTGCTGCTACCTTTAGCGTTTTGGACGTATTTGTCCCAACAATGGCGTCCTCTGCACGTGGTGGTGCTGGTTTCGGTATAGGCGCGAACCTTGTGGGCTTCCCGGCCGGACTTTAACCCACCATAATATAATATAGGTTCGTAAAATGGACCCCATATTATACCAAGAACTCTGAAGACGCTAGTCGACGGAGTTTAGATTATAAAATACAATATAAACGTTTGATTAGTAATTCTTTATTCATGTCGCTTCCTACTGGTCTTGAGTTCCCCGCGTCCGCATCTGTTATTACAGATAGAACAGCACATATTTTATCCATTTACGACAAATGGTATAACGATCTCATCGGAAAACAGTTTCTCTCCAAATCGGAATATTTCCGCCATTTTGACTCAACTGAAGCATGGGATCTAGAATTGGAGTGTTTTGATTTTATGCAATACGTCCATCCCGATCATGCTGTCCGAGAAGCGTCAGTCGAATCATCTAAAAAAGTGGCCGAATTTGGTAACAAATGGTCGATGGATGTAGATGTATACAAGACCATACAATCATTTTATGATTCATTTGAAGACCAGCTTGTCGGCGAAGAATCGCTCTGTCTTACTCGCACATTGAACGCATATAAACATAAGGGCATTCATTTGGATGCGTCGACACGAAAACAGCTCGAGCCGATCAATCAAACCTTGACCGAATTAAACATCACATATGGGACCAATTTGAACGAATTAGATGATCACCTGTTTTTTTCCAAGGACGAACTACGCGGCGTCGACGACGATTTTATCGAATCGTTGGATCGATCTGACGACGGTAAATACAAAGTAACGACTAAATACGACCACATCAACATGATCATGCCGTATTGCGATGTCGAAGAGACCCGCAAACAACTCAGCAAAACGTTCTCTCTTCGCGGAAAAGAACCATTTGAAAACCATCATCTTTTGCAAAGGGCGCTTGATCTAAGAAAGGAGAAGGCATTGCTGCTTGGATACGACAGTTATTCTAGATACGTTCTGTCTAATCGCAGAATGGCTACTTCGCCGGAACAGGTCAATAAATTTCTTATTGAATTAGTTGATAAAATGAAGGCGGTTGCCGTATCTGATGCATCCGTTATTTCGAAACATTTCAACAAGGACCAAATGGAATCCTGGAATTTATCGTATTATACAAATCTTTATAAAAAGGATGTTCTCAAATACGATCAAAAACTGGTCCAAGAATATTTCCCACTTGAAACCCTACTCCCCAAATTGTTGGGAACATTCGAGGACATTTTTCATCTTCGCATTGTTGAGTGCGACGTGAATTCGGATAAAAAGTGGCACGAGTCCGCGAAATGTTATGCGGTCAGCGATGCTACATCCGACGAACTCATTGGACACTTTTTTATGGATTTGTATCCACGTGACGGTAAATATGGTCACGCTGCCGCATTTACACTAAAGCGCGCATACATTCCAACATCTACATGCGAACATGGAGAAGTCGAGACCGTGAAAACTGTTTTTATTAGTCCGAGTGAAATCGCGGTCGATACATTAACAACCAAAGTCAACCCTATGAGAAGCACACCCGTTTCTGCGATGGTATGTAATTTTACAAGACCGACTAAAGAGAAGCCGAGTCTATTGACGTTTAACGAAGTGGAAACATTTTTCCACGAACTCGGTCACATTTTCCACCAACTTTTGAGCAAAAACCGATTCAGCATGTTCAGTGGAACTGCGGTAGAACACGATTTTGTCGAATGTCCTAGTCAGGCGCTCGAGAATTGGTGTTACGAAGAGGAGTTCTTAACCAGAATTAGTAGCCACTATAAAACAGGCGCCACAATTCCTGTCGAAATAATGGATAATATTAAGAAAAATAAACACCTGTTCAATGGGTTGCATTATATTAGACAGCTGATTTTTGCGATGTATGATATGAAATTACATTCCAATTCGGACAAGGTGGATGTAGAAACGGCTTTTGCCGAATTCCAAGATAAATTGAGCCCGTTGGTTCACGGCGAAAGTTGCATGGCGGCGAATTTCGGCCATTTGATGGGAGGATATGAGAGCGGGTATTACGGATATTTGTGGAGCGAGGTATACGCGGCGGAAGTATTCCAATTGTTTAAACAGTCTGGTGATATTTTCAACCATGAAATCGGTCTACATTATAGACGCTGTATTTTGGAAAAGGGCGGAACTGAAACGGGCTTTAATATGATGGAGAATTTGCTCGGCCGAAAACCGAACAGCGATGCATTTATGCGATCGTTTGATTAATTGAAATTGTAGTTCAATCTATTACGATACTCGATCGCATTTTATTTGGATATGTTCGTATAATCGGGCGCGGATGATAAACGGTCCAATATGTTCCGGGATATGGGCGACATATTTGGTTTTGTTCGTTACAGCTACCAAATATCGGGCGACCCTGTTTATAAAAAATAGATAATTGTTTTTGACGCCATTTTTCCTGACTCCCCATGGGAACCGTTTTCTTCAAATCGGGGGTAGGATTAATCAATACCGCCCCGGCTTGATTCGGTTCACCTATATTTTTGTCTAAGTTCATAATTATATATATACATACATATTATTTTAAACCAAATAATATGCAGCGATTGTTAATAAGTTGATTTATGACCATCAACACGTTCACAAATAGCGTCTTCCAATATTGCCTTTCTTGCGCCATTACACATCCATTTTACCGACCATTCAAATTCAAATGTAATTGGCCACTTGTCTGGCGAATTATCAAAATATCCAACTTTTAATATTTTATCAACTTTATCAATACCGGGACTTAATGAAAATAACGGCCAGTTTGCTAGATTTTCTCCCCACCAATCTGATTTAAAATCTGAACAGGTCCCAAATGGTTTGAGATGGTAGTCAACCGAATCGTTTATTTTCAAAATCTCTACATATTTTTCCCCCGATCTTGTTGTCCACATTTTTTTACGTTCATCTGGGACGTCTTTCCATCTTGGTATTAATTGTAATTGATCAACACGATTGTCTAACATAATATCTAGTGATTTCGTTAGAAATGGCTCTTTTACGATCCAACTGTCTTCCCAATGCAGCCAATAATCGTAATTTCCTTCACGTAATATGTCTATTACCATATTAATGGAGTGCGCTTGACCCATATCATTTTCCTCTTTATTGATAAATTCGATTTGTGGATATTTTTCCTCCAAATCGGAAATTAAATCGTTTGTATTTTCACCATATTCGTTAATTACAATCATTCGATCAATCTCATCGGACGGTGTATACTTTAAAAAACTATCCAACGTTTGTTTCAATGAATCTAATTTATTCGGTTTCGATATATATGTGGTGCATGTGAATAAGACCTTTGGAGTTTTTTCTGTGAATTTTTCATTTGATTTATTCAGCGATAACTCAAAATAAATGATACTACCAATGATCAGTAAACATAATATTATAACCATGAGTTTTCGAATAGATATCATAATAAAACCGTTATTATGATATCTATATATAATAATTCCTTCTACTGTGGATTCCACTCGGGAAACCAACTAAACCGTCGGGAAAAATTCCCAATCTAATTCGCCGCACACTTTCTTCCATATCATGTCTTGTTCTAACTGTTTTTCACGGTCTTTCATCATGGGAATATATGGTAAATACTGTGTTTGCTCCAATAATGTGCATAGTTGATACAAAGTATATGTGTAATTGAAAAAATTGGTTCGATTTGCCGGGCAGTGGACTGCCCACGGTTTCTGTATTTCGATAAACAACACGCACAACGTCTCATGTAATTCTTCGTTCATGATGGGCGGTTTTACACCAAAAATGGAATTGATATATTGAATGTGTTCGAAATATTTGTTCAGACCTAATTTGCGTAGAATCTCGCGCATCTTGTCGTAATTGATCAATTTCATATCCGTAATGCGCTCCTTCTTGATGCGCGAACGAATCGCTTCGATTACTTCCTCCGGTATCTGAGTGGTTTCTTTTGCTTGGAATTGCGATAAAATCTCTTTGAAATGATTGAGACGTATATATGCAGTATATGATACCTCATTTGGCGGATCTTTGTTATTTGGCTTGGAACTATCTACAATATAAGTGATGAATTGCCCACACATCATATTGTTGCATATCATAATCCCCTCTTCATCTTGGGGGACCATTTCTCCCTTACTACAGGCCATGCATAAATCGCAGGACATGATGTAATCGTGGGGGTTTGTAAACTCGCGATTTACGTTTCGCCAGTATTCTTGATACATTTTCTTGGATTGACTGTATTTGTCTACATCTTGGCGCTCGGGATTTTTTGATTTGACCTTGAAGAAGGAATTGAGAACGGTGACGTTTTGCGCAGGTTCGCCCGATGAAATCTGCTTCTTTTGCTCGAAATAGTCGAAAATGTATTGAGAATTGTCTAGGAGGTATCGATTTCGCTGATGCTTCAATCGCTTAATTTCTGCTTTCTTGGAATGGACCTGGTCTTTGATATCTAAACGGGTTTCTATCTGTGATTTGGGTAAGGTTTGGTATTGTAATTTTAATTCTTCGATTTCTTCTATTAGTTTAGGAATGTTCATGGTTTCGTTTTCGTGAAATTGGGTCAATAATTCACTGTGTTTTTCATCCAATGACGTCATTTGTTTATGCTGAACGTTCTTGGACATCTTTCAATACAATATGGAGATTTTGATGAATAACGTTTATGTATTTTATTGTTTAATTGTTTTGTTTGGTTTTTAATTGAAACATAGGCTATAGCCGAAGGAGTTTGTCACAGGATGATATTATTGAAAACAACGCTCTTCGTTTCAACTGCGTTTTCGTCCATATTTAAATATTCACACATTTTATAATAAATATTAAATATGGCTGCGGCGGTTATTCCGATTAATATTCCGATTAATGATAACGTATGTAATAATATAGCGATATCCACCCAGGAATATGGTAGAATTTCTAAGGGATACAATGCACAGCTGGTTTCCGTCGCGGCGATGCGTGCACCCGCATACGCCCAATCCGATGTTAGACTCTCTACAGTATTAGCGGATAATACACACGACGGGTTATCGCCCCTTTGTTTAAAATCATCTGGGTTGGAAGATAATATGCTCGAGAACACGAAAGTTTTATCTGATCCGTATCGATTTATTACAGGTATTACAGGTATTATATCCGAAGTTGGTAGGTGTGTTGAATTTATAGATCCTTCTCCGACCGGGCAGGCAGCCCCTCAAGATTTCGAAGTGCTCGACTTTGAGCCTGCGACGGCACCATATGATATACCAAATAATAATAACCAATGTTTTATTCGAGACTGTTTTGACGGAACGTGGATTCCCGGTTTAAATAATATATTTGATCAAGCGGGAGCGTCATTGAAATCATTTATTGAATATCATAATGGGCGAAATTCTGCCGTTTGGGGGGGACGTATATTAAGAAATCCTATAAAACTTATTAATGCTACTAATGCTACTAATGCCCCGGGTGGTATTGGTCAGCAATTACGTCGTATAGTAGCGACTATAGGAGATGGTACAGGAGCAGATCGTTTACAATACACAGCTTATTTTAATTACGACCTCTTGTGGTTTCGTTATATCACTTCCATATATTTACCCAATGAATTGGGGGACTTACGCGCCAGAGCGCTCGCTGCTATCACCACCGATGCATCACTAACTCCAACAGATATTTTAGTAATTAATACAGTAAACATCAATTTTTTATGGTGTCATTTGATGATATATTGCTATAAATGTGTGAGCGACGACGAATTTTTTAGTAATAACACTGAGTATAGAACGGGATATTTGTTGGTGTTGCAAAAATTGACCCAGATCCGGTTTGATGGTTTCGCAACTACAGGTGATGACTATATATCAAATCCTTATATTTACTATCGTGGGTCGGGAAAAACAAATATATTAAAGGGTAATTATGCCCCGGTTTTACCATATATCGAAGAAATGTGCACTAGAATTTATTTATTCGCTGCACCGATCCCCGAAAACCCACGCGTAAGTCCCGCTGTAAACTTAGGAACAGTTGAAAACGTCACTTTGGCTGGAGGTGTTGAATATGTAACATCACAATCAATGGCTGCTACTTGTATGAGTCAATTTTTAAAATTAATATTTCCGGGTCGTTCAAAGGCCACCGGTGATGCGATTAAAATTGCATGTATGAATGAGATAAATAAATTGTTCAATTTAACCGCGAGCAAAACATATGCTGGTTATGCATGGAGTATATTAAAGTTCTCAGGTGATTCGTCGCACATTGTACTTGGTGAAATCATGGAGGCAATAAAATTAGCACTATCGACCGACGACGATATTATTCAGGACACACGCCTAATAGAAATAATATATGCTATTTCCGAACGCCCTCTTGTCGCTCGATTATTAGCTGCTGGTAAAAATGTGTATTCTGCAGTTAATAGTGTATTTTCTAAAAGTTTTAACGGGGTTGGATCTAGTAATAAAAGCCTTAGACATGCCGCATTGTATATACAATGGGATCAAACAAAGCAATTTGTTAATCTTGTCCAAGGACTAGTTTTGAAAGTTAACGAAAGTGTACCCGCCGGAACTGCTATAATTGATATTAACCTTTCTACAGAAGATCAATTAAAGTTATTATATACACGTTTTACTCCCACAGCCTATGCCGTAAAAGAAACGGTGAAAATAGACGCAGCCAAAGCACTAAACAGTGTAGTCGATTTGATCAAACTTGCGAATACACTTATACAAACAACAGCAGTCCAAGATTTTTTAACCGCATATTCTATCGCAAAATTACGGGTCACTTTATATACCAAAATAACCGCAGCTATAGGCGCTCCATTTACTAATTTAGTTAGAGAATTGGGAGGAGGAAATCGGGGAGCCGGACATACAAACTGGTTAAAAGTCATGCAGGCATTTAATATGCGCGCAATGCCTGATGCAGCTGAGATTCGAGATGAATTTGATTCAATGTATGAAATTGTAAATTTGCTAGTTGAATATAATATAGACCGGTCACAGACCGATTCTACGTATATTAATCGTATATTCACGATAGAAAATTTCCAAAAAATATTCAAAAAAATTATAATCGCTCATCAGAACAAACTGTTAGGAGGTAAAAACAAAGAAAAAATAGAGTCGTTCAGACAAACACGAGAAGAAGAATGGAGAGGCGATTCAAAAGGAAATGGTGATATCATACCTGGAAAAGTTGACTCTATTATTGGACGAATGGAAACATTATTAACAAACTGTTTTAAAATTTACGACAATTTACAATCTAGTGTCCCAAATATGCTGGGTGGCGGAAACACTGCGAATGAAGATGTTGAGAATTCAGGAAACACTAGTCAAACGAAATCGAGTAAACAAATTGGCGGTGATCTTCCCGGTGATATAATCGCGGCCAAAGAACAGGTAATAGACACATTAACAAATGGACAATTTTGCTTTATATCCACGACCGTCCCTACGAAATATATTACATTAGACATTAAATTAAAGGCCACTTTAAACTACATTAATAGCATATTTATTAAGGTATCTGCAATTGAAGGGCACCCATCTCATCCGGTTCGCGGAATCAAATCATTATTGGACGGTGAATCACATGAATGGAAAATGAATGATCAAATAATACCGGAAACGTCATATAGAATCGGGGACGAAAACAGAGGACGAACCGATAGATCTGGTAATGGAACAGGGGATAGAGGCAGGAGTCGTTCGAGGGATAGAGACGCGACCCACTCTAGGGATAGAGATATGAACCCTTCGAGGGATAGAGACATGAACCGTTCAAGACACTCGTTTAAATTCACAACGCATGAAGAATTGCTAGAATTACCTGAAATAATAAATAAAATACGTAATTATAGAGGTAGAGAGATAAGGCCATTTAAGTTATTCTTAGATAACGAATCAGATATTGTTGGTGTTATAGATGAATTGTCTATTTTACAAGGTGAATATGAACGGTTAAATAACTCATTATACCCTTTCATGAAAATTAATGAATATAATAACCCTCACTATACCTCGGATAAGAGTAAATTAAGCCTGGATCAAATATTTGCGAATAGATTAAAAAATTTGGATATATCTGTCCCTACCGATTTTGAGATTTTATACGAAAATGAAAAACAGCATTTATCTCAGGCGGTTAGATTTATAAAAAATATATCCAATACAGAATATTTAAAAACTTATACGATGCAAGTTATCTTAGATATATCTCGGCATGCACCCGGTTATAATGTTACTATTGGTGATGTTGGTAACCATCTCAGGTCATTATCCGATTTGAGAGAAGATAATATGATTACATATACAAATAATTTTTATAAGGGTGGAACTAATGCACAATGGAGTTTATCATACTATTTTAGTCCGGATACATTTAAATTAGACGCTCATTTAATATTCGTAACACCGATAAGAGAACTCATATACGCGGCATTACAAGAGTTTTTTCCAAATTTAGATGCGATGATCCCGATTGGAAAAAATCCTCAATACGAAAATATGAAAATTCCGAATAGCGACTACGTTTTAATCCTGGATGTATTTCGTGTTTTAAAAACACTGGAACAAATATCGATATCAACTGGTGGATTTACATTGCATACAGAAACTAAAACTACATATGATATACTAGAGATTCTTAGGAATAGACAATATGTTGCGAGATTGATTTCAACATTAGGACCACAACTGGAACCGCTTAATGAAATGCGAGAAGGCGTAACACGATCAACGCGGTGGACAAGATTTCTAATATCGCTGCGCACCCAGGCTGGCCATGCTAACGAGAATCTCGAAGCTATGACGCATTTGAATACAACGGTGTGGTCGATGTTTGGAAGACTTGATGGAGGAAAAACCCGAAGACGCCGCCCTACCCGGTCATCAAACAAAACCCAGTATAAACGCGATTTTGATGAAGGTGTGAGAGATAACCCAATGACTTCATCCGCATCACATAAATCCACTCGCGAAACGATTAATCGAAAGAAAACCAAAAGATCGAACCGACCCAAGAAGAACAAGACGCGCAGAAAACGCAATTATTAAGTATCTCTCACAATATATACCATTCAAAATATGCCCAATTCCACTAACATTCATCTAGATATAACAGAGGCCATAGACGTCAATCAAAAACAATTGAAATGTATGGTCTTTGTGATGAATGCGATTGAGAAGGGATGGGCGGTGAAAAAACAAGGCGATGAATATATTTTCACCAAAAAACACGAGGGAAAGCGAGAAATATTTAGAGAAAATTACCTCGAAACATTTATTCAAACCAATTTTAATATGGACATACTGAAAAATAATTGAACTCCGTTTACAATACTCCACTCGAAACATGCAGCCAAATTATACAATTCCGAATCATGTGAACATTAATAATGAATTAAAATATTGAAACTTGGATTGACGACCATCTTCCTCCAAAATTATACACCACCTCCAAATTATTTAGCAATATTTATGAAAATTCAATCGGACATTTTTCTCCGATTGAATTTAGACCAAATCCCTTTTCATAATTCGACGGCATACTTTAGCAAAAAATGGCCAACCTGCATTTTGCGAAAATCCAACATTCTGATACATATGATACGATATTTCAAGCACAAATGGTGATTTTTTTTGTAAAAAGGTGCTTATTTAAATTATTTAGACCATTCTGTAATATTCCGAATTAATTCTATTTTTCCAAAATTATTTTCTAAAACAAGAGTATAAAGAGAAAGCAATGGCTGGAGCACTCATGCAACTCGTCGCCTACGGCGCCCAAGACGTTTTTTTAACCGGAACCCCTGAGATTACCTTCTGGA